AGCAACCGAATCATTCTTAAAAGTTACGATAAATCCATCAGAGGTCGGCTCTTCTAGTGTGAAATAATCACCCGATTCCATATTATACGCAACAATGCCTACAGACGGTTTTGTGTCTTCGTCCGTGTAAAATGGAAACTTGAAAGACTGTTGCTTTGGCCCAAAACCAGACTTAATTATCTTGCTATTTTCTGTGCGAGTTTCAAACTTAACATCAATGCCAAGCGATTCCACGACTGGCGTCTGGTCAGCGCTTTCTGCCGTCAAAACGGCTTTGAATTGAAAATGACGACCAGCGTAATTAGTATTTTCTAATGGCACCCAAGGACCATAAGCTAGATCGGATGGATTGGCAAAAGCATCACCTGTTTCAAGCAGGACAGAACTTTCATCCTCAAGCACCAGAAGAGACTCCGATGAATTGTCTACATAGGTTCTAAAAGGATCATTGAAATCAGCATCTTCACCAACAACTGCTGTACGCAAGTAGACCTGAACGTCTATGTCGTCCGCGATGTCACCGTCAAAATCAGACCATGTATCAATCAAATCAAGACGATCGTCAAAAGTATTCGCCCTGTACGCTCCATTGCTATCCAAAATGCGCTTGAATAGCGGGCTATACTTTGCGCCAAAGTCAAAACCCATTGCGAAATAATATGTGCCGCTTGTCTGCTGCGTTCCAAAGATACTATCAATGTTTGCAGTAAGTGCGTCCAAATCATCTACTTCGTCGTCAAACGAAGCATCACCGTCTAAGACTAAACCATCAAAACCGTCGTCATAATATACACCGTCTCTAACGCCAGGGAAGTTGTTCGCACCAAGTTGCAGCGATTCATAGTTATACAAAGGTATTTGATCAGGCAAGTCTATAACCGCGCTAACAGCGTTTGCACTTTTAACGCCTTGATCATTTTTAAATTTGACAAAATACTCGCCCTCCATTAAAGGCAACACGGCATAAGTTGTTCGGGCTTCTACCTTTCTAAGCAAATTAGATTTATACCATTCACCTCTACCGTCTGTCTTTGCGCTATGACGTATTACCGCAACAAATTCGTCAAGTGCTTGGCCATTAGCAGTTGATGCCCACCGCAAAACAACTTGATCTTTGCCTGCTGGCTCTAAAGTCACGTCTACAGGATCAGGCGGCAGATTTGACACCACTCCGCCTACCTCATTGATAGAGCTGATGAATATCCGTGGAGCTCTATCAGCTGCCTTGGCTGGTACTGACCTCTTGTTGTCAGGCTCTGGACCAATTGCGTATATGCGAACAGTGACTAGCTGACGGGGTCTCACCGTATCGTCTATGTCAACACTGGTATTTGTAGTATTGACTGTTTTAAAGTTGCTAGATTGTCCAATCTTGTAATCAACTTGGTATCTAACCGCTCTTAAGTCTGTGCCACGCGACCAAGAAACATTGATCCTGCTATACCTATTGCGATTTTTACTGATGTCAAGAAAACGAATGCTAGCGTTTTCAGGCGCTGCTGGCGCTTCATCAAACAAAGTGATATCTGGGAAGTCAAGACTGCTAGCCTTGCCCTCTACAACGTCATAAATGTTGTCAACATGCTGAACGCCTGTGATTGAGTACACACCGCCTTCGCCTTCTGCAACAGATAGACACCTAAATTTTTGATTTGCAACGCTTGTGTCAGTTATCGTCCAAACAGCATTATCTGCTGGCGGTTCGTCAAATTTTGGACTGACAGTAATCGTTGACGTTCCATCGCACGTTGCTGCACGAACTTGCACGCGTCCGTCAGGTAAGACCACAGTAAGTTGATCGTTGCTGCCAGGCGGAGAAGATACATTCTGATCAGCAATAATTTTGCTTCTTGTTGCGCCAACAATACGTCCTGCGAGCCTTGCGCCTTGGCGCATCGCGTCAGACACTGCAAAAATTTGACCAGGCAAAACATTCAGACCTTCAAGGCCAACTGAAAACGCAATTGTCTCGCCTTCTAGCTCCTCTGATGCCATCATCCATTTTGCCATCCGTTGCGCCTGCGTTTTCGACGTACAACCAAACGCCACAACTTCTCGCGTTTGCAGGCCATACTTGCTTATTGCACTTCTGTCCTCAACAATAATGTAGTTTGGTTTATAGAAATTGCTTGGGTCGTTATACCGCGCAACAATTCTTGTACTGCGTGTTTTTAAGGAAGAGCCACTATAAGCAAAGCCTCCGCCGACAACGTTTGAGTTTGTAAAAACATGAATCGGGCTTAGATCACTGCCGTCTAAATTGCCGTGATCAGCAGCCAGCTGAATGGTATCTGACTTCCAGAACACCATGCCACGAAAAACGCTAGCAAGATCTTGGATGACACTGTATGCGTCAGCCTGACTACTGATAACAGTATTGATAGCAAATCTTGGCTCCGTGCTGCCATCAGGCAAAGTAATTAAATCATTGCAATACTTGGCAATTCCTATCAGGTCAACCCAGCTAGTGTTGTCAGCGTCAATAAAATCACCAGCACCATAGCGTTTGTTGACCAGCATGTCATAAAAGCAACAAACAGGGCATGTTGTCCACTGTTTTTGCTCTTGCAGCTGTCCGTTGAATGGCCTGCCATTAAATTCTAAATATCCGTCTTTATTAACTGAAGCAGTTTTTGGAATTTGTACTTTTAATCCCTTGACGTCATAGGCACGAGCTGGCAACGTTCCAAACTGTTCTGCATCAATTGACAACGCAGCAACAGCTGAGCCTCTATAGTTTACCCTTGTAGTTTTATGTATTACGATTGATTCCCATCGCAAAAGATCACGACGACCTTGCTGCAGTGGCGTTTTTTTCTTTGGTAAATCCTCTAAGTCGTCTCTTTTAATTTCAAATGCATCTTCTGGATCGTCAAATTCCAGCTTGCTAACCTTGATATTCCACGGACCCAGCTGACCTGGCAATTCATCGTCAAAGCTTATCTTCGGTGTTTTGAACTGATATGACGAAGTAGAAATGCCTTCTATTACTTGCGGCTTTGGATAAACCTTTACATAACCAGAAGCGCTTCCAATAGACTGGATTTCAATTTGATATCTTATCCTTGCGGCAAACAACTGACCACGCGCCAAGCCTTCAACCGCAGTTGAATACAGCGCAGGCACGCTAAAAACTAATTGAACAAAGTCAGCCTCTAAGTCTGTAACTGTTTGTATAACTCGCCCTGCACCGTAGTCTTTTGTGTCAACCAAGCCCTTAGCGTTTGTTGTCTCCTCATAGCTTTTGCCAACATCTTCACCAACATTTTGCAATGTAGGTGTTGTTTTTGAATCGCTAAGTCGTTCTTGTTTTAACGCCCCTTTTCTTTGCTCAAAATCTGATCTTTGTACGCTTTTGTCAACTAAAGACGTTTCATTTAGGTACACACCTTGTCGCCCTTGTATGCCTTCGATTGGCCCTTCGCCAATAAGGTCAATAATTTTGAGAGTCGTTTTTGAATTTAAAGCCATGGTTTTTACAGAAGGTCGTAGCCGTAGCCCTAACTTAAATTCTGCATCGTCTTGTATGCTTGCGTCTGTTATTTCAACTTCCACCTTGATATCTTCTGCATCTTGTGATTCTGGCACTTCAAGCCGATGTCCGTAAACAAAAGGATTGCTAGGTGACGCATGAAACTTGCCCTGCAGCGTAGCGCTTGCGCTTGCAACAACTGGGTTGCCAATGCCTCCAAGCATCAACTTTATAGTATAAGATATAAACGCATCTATTTTAGTTGTTGTTTCGTCGCCAACATAATCAAAGAAGTTGTCTGAGATTTCAAAAATTATGTCAACTTTTTCGCGGAATTTTTCCCTTTCCCTGTACCTAAGTTCGTCGTTTTCATGTTTTAGGCTGCTTGACTCTTCCTTGACTGACCGATTTAATTCTGGGCCAAATGTTTTGTCAATGTTAATTCTTTTGTTTTCGTTGTCAGCAAAAATCAATTTGCCATCTAATTTTCTTGTCGTTAGGCCACCAAGAGATTCCTTCTTGTTGCCAATTCTTTCACCGTTGATCGTGACGTGTTTGCGACTAAACCTGCCAAGCGTTTTACGAAGCGGATCAGATTCATCGGCAATATCAATGTCTACCGCAAGCAAGTGACCACCAGTGATGACACGACCATAGATTACAGGGACTGTTGCGCCCGTGCCTACGGTGTTTGCTGGTCCGCTAAACGCATAAGATTGCTGTCCTGATGCCCCACGAGTAACGCCTTGTGGGCCAGTGCCACGCACATTAGTACCGCCATCCAAACGATTTCTGCCAAGCTTTGGGACTTCCGGCTGTGGTGATATTAGATTTGCAGTACCGCTAAGAATCAAGCTTGCACCGATTGCGCTTACAGCAGTGCCAATAGAAGCTGCAGCCAACACAGCACTTGAAGAAACGCCAGCAATTGCTGCACCGCCGCCCAAAATCCCGCCGCTTAATCCAACGGTGCCGAACAAACCCGCACCAGGAAATAAAAACGACGCAGCAACCAGACCAATACCAAGCAAGATTTGCCCTGTTGATCCGCCGCTGCCGCTAATCACAGGAACCACCATCAGCGGCCTGCTACCAAACGGTAGTTGCAACTCGTCATATCCCATTGCTGCACCGCCTTGGATCACCTTGTATCCAATGCCGTTGTGGTGCGCCTCCGTTAGATCTTTTTGCAGCGCTGGATAATTGATGCACAGCAGCTTGATTGCTTCTGCTGGTGATCGCAGGTTGTAATACTCGTGTTTTGTGCCGTATTTTTCGCCTAGCTCACCGCTGAGCATGACCAGTTGCATGGCGATAAACAGCGGATACCCTGTCACGATAATAACGCGTTAGTGGCTCAATAGCACTGATGCTGTTCATCCGTTGATGCAGGATGCGATCGTCTTGCAAGTAAATTGCTGCGTGCATTGGCGTTCTAGTGCCAAGACGCATAATCAGCACGTCACCTTCTCGTCGATCATTAAAGTCAGCTTGCTCAAAACCAAGCATCGCTGCATGACGCAGAAAAATGCTGTCAGTACGCTGCAAATCCACCGGACGATCAAAGTCCGGCAACT